ACGCTCGCGCGGCCGGAAATCATAAACGCGTTTTCGACACTGGAAAACAAGGGTTAAACGATGCCGCGACCAGGACCACGGCCGATGCCGACCGAGCTGAAGATTCACCGCGGCAACCGCTCAAAGGAGAACCTAAAGGCGAAGCAGGCCTCGGAGCCGAAGCCGCCGAAGGCCTCGCTCGATCCGCCCGCGATCCTCGAGGGAGCCGCGCTCGAGATGTGGACCAGGCGGGCGCAGCAGCTCGCCGGGATGGGGCTCTTCACCCAAGCCGACCGCGAGACGCTCGAGCGCTACTGTCTTACCTACGAGCTCTTCTATGCGGCCTACCGATCGGTGAAGTCCGACGGCCTGGCGGCCGCCACCGAAGGCGGAGGCATGAAGGGGAACCCAGTCGTCGCCGCGATGCGCGGGTATCACGCGGACCTCCTCCGCATCGAACAGGAGTTCGGCCTCACCCCGAGCTCGAGGTCTACGCTCACGGTGGAGCATGGGAAAGAAGTCGACCCGCTCGACGCGTTCCTCCGCGCGTCGCAGTAGCAAGCAGCGGCCCGAAGCCGTCGACGGATTCGTCTACGATCAGGCGCGGCCCGATCGCGTGATCGAGTTCGTCGAGACGTTCTGCCAGATGTCGAAGGGCGAATGGGCCGGGCGGCCAATGAAGCTGCTCGACTGGCAGAAGCACGACATCCTCGAGCCGCTCTTCGGCTGGGTCGACTCCGAAGGCCGCCGCCGGTATCGGACCGCCGCGATCTTCACGCCGAAGAAGCAAGGCAAGTCGACCATGATGTCGGCGCTCTCGCTCTGGTTTCTCCTGGGCGAACGCGAGCCGGGGGCGGAGGTAATCTCCGCGGCATGCGACCGAGCCCAGGCGGCGATCATCGCCCGCGAGGCGGCCGCGATGGTTCGCGCGTCGCCTCATCTCTCGAAGGTGCTCGAGGTAATCGACTCGCGCAATACGATCATTCACAAGGCGAGTAACTCGCGTTACACCGTGATCAGCGCCGACTCCTTCCGGGCCGAAGGTATCAACGCGTCGGCGGTCCTCCTGGACGAGGCACATGCCCAGCGCGACACGCGGCTCTACGATGCGCTCCGATACGCTGGCGCGTCTCGCCGATCGCCGATCGTGATCTCGATCTCGACCGCTGGATACGATCGCTCGCCCGGGGCTCTATGGTGGCAACTTTGGCAATACGCGGAGCGCGTCCAGGCGGACCCGTCTCACGACCCGACCTTCTTCGGGAAGATCTACAAAGCCGACGACGACCCGGCCAAATGGTTCGAAGAGGAACAATGGTTCAAAGCAAACCCGAGCCTCGGCCACACCGTGACGCTCGACTCCTTCCGGGCCGACGCGGTCCAGGCCCAGAAGAACCCGGCGGCCCTGAACCAATGGGCGAGGTATCGGATCAACGTCCCGACGGAGTCCGATCAGCGCTGGTTCACGGCCGAGGCCTGGGCGGCATGTGGCGAAGAGCTCCACCCGCTCGACGGCCGCCCCTGTTGGATGGGGCTCGACCTCGCGAGTAACCGGGACTTTACGGCGGCGGTCTGCTGGTTCCGCGACGGAGAGTCCTGGGACATCGACTGTCTCTTCTGGTTCCCCGAGGACGCGGTCGCGGAACGCGAGCAGCGCGATCGAATCCCGCTCTCGCAGTGGATCCGCGAGGGCTGGGTTCGGACGACGCCCGGAGTCCGGCTCGATCACGACGCGGTCGCGGCCGACGTTCTCGCGTACGCGCAGAAGCACGAGATCCGCCAGGTCGCGGCCGACCCGTGGAACCTCGGCGCGATCGCCTCGCGACTTCAATCGGGGGGCCTGCAAGTTGTAGGAATAGGCCAGAACACCGGTTCTCTCTCCGCTCCGTCGAAGCTCCTGGAATCGCTCGTTTACGAGAAGCGTTTGCGGCACGGAGGGAACCCGGTGCTCGCCTGGATGGCGAGTAACGTCCAACTGTTCACCGACAGCAACGGGAACATAAAACCCGACAAGGGCCGCTCGACGGAAAAGATCGATGGAATCGTCGCGGCAATCTGCGGACTGGCGGTCGCGTCTACGGCGCGCGATGAGCTGGGGACCGACTGGTCGATCACAATCATCTAGCGACGAGCCTCCCTTCACGCCAGACGAGGCTTTTACGATCCGGGCGCTCGACGCCCTGGCTCCCCAATACTGGGGCATCGAGCCGATGGATCGGCTCACCGCCCAGACCGCGATCCGGGTGACGGCCATCCTCGCGTGTCTGCGGTTTCTCGCTCAGAGCATCGCCTGCATGCCGCTCGAGCTGCTGCACGTCGGCGACCGGCGGAAGCGCCCGGCGATCGATCTCCCCTGCTACCCCGTGCTCACCCGCCAGCCGAACGGATGGCAGTCCACCTATTCCTGGCTCGAGCAGATGGTTTTCCATACGGGGCTCTACGGGAACGGCTATTCGAAGATCGTCCCCGGCGCTCGCGGTTTCTGCTCGCAGCTCGTGCCGCTCCATCCGAGCCGCGTCCTCGTCAAGCGGATGAGCGACGACACGCTCGAGTACACGTTTACAGACGCGTTCGGCCGGACGGAGTCTCTCTCGCAGGACCAGGTTGTTCACTTCCGCTGGCTCTCGGATAACGGCTACATCGGGCAGATGCCCGCGGACTTGTGCGGGACGAGCGTCTCGCTCGCGCGGAAGCTCGATGTCGCCGCGTCGGCCTACTGGGACAATTCAGCCCGGCCCGACACGGTCCTTGAGACGACCGAGCGGATTCCCGAGGAAGGCATGCAAGCGCTTCGCCAGGGATGGCGGGACGCGTACGGCGGAGCCCGCAACCGCGGGAAGGTCGCGATCCTCCCGAAGAGCGTCACGGCCCGGACCCTCGACGGCAATTCGATGGAGTCCTCGCAGTACATGCAGCAGCGCTCCGCGATCGTCTCGGAGATCGCCCGGATCTTCGGCGTCCCCGCGACGCTCATCGGCCATGAGGGCGCGATGAAGTGGAGCACGGTCGAGCAAGAACACCTTGGCGCGCAAGTGTGGTGCCTGCTCCCGTGGCAGCATCGGATCGAGTCGGCGATCGATGTCTCGATCTTGAGCGCGTACGGGAACGATGTTTACTGCAAGCTCGACAACCGCGGCCTAATGCGGGCCGACTCCGCGGGCCGCGCGCAGCTCTACCAGGCGCTCTGGTCGATGGGCGCGATCACGCCGAACGAGATTCGCGACCTCGAGGATCTCCCTCTCCTGGACAACCCGGCCGCTGACGAAACCTACGTGCAGCTCGGTTTCTCGACGCTCTCGGCCGCCGCCGCCCAGGCCCCGCAACAAGCACCGGCGCCGGTCGAGCCGGTCGCTCCGGCTCCCGATCAATCCAAGACGCTCCCGGCCGACGCGGCCGGACCATTCATCTCCGGAGGCGACGATGTCATCCTCGGCTGAACGTAGATTCCTCACCCTCGGCGAGATGCCGACGAAGCTCCGCGTCTCCCGCCGCAAGGCCGGGGGGATGAAGTTCTCCGGCTACGCGGCCCGATACTCGTCCGCCTCGAGCGACCTCGGAGGCTTCCGCGAGATCCTCGCGCCGGGTGCTTTCGACAAGGTTCTCTCAAAGCGGTCGAAGTCCGATGTCATCCTCGCGTACAACCACAATCCCGACCACCTTCTCGCGCGGACGAGCTCCGGGACGCTGAAGCTCACGAGCGACGAGAAGGGCCTCCGGTTCTCGGCCGACCCGCCCGAGACCCAGCTCGCGAAAGACATCGGCGAGCTGATCCGTCGCGGCGACCTCACGGGCGCGAGTTTCGCGTTCACGGTCGCGCCGAAGAATGAAGCCTGGTCGACGGACGAGCGCGGCAACTCCGTCCGGACGATCCGAGAAGTTTCCGAGCTGTTCGACGTGTCGATCGTCACGACCCCGGCCTACCCGGCGACCTCGATCGCGATGCGGTCGCTCCAGGCCTGGAAGCAGGCCCGGGCGCTCATGGGCCAGCCGATGGCTCCGGCCGCCGAGGCCGAAGCCGAGGACCAGGAGCAGGAGGTCGGCGAGCAGCTCGTCGGGCCGGGCCTCACGATCTCGATCGACTTCGACGACACCTTCTCCGCGGCCCCTGGTCTCTGGCTCTCGTTCATCGAGGAGGCCTGCGAGGCCGGGAATACAATCATCATGACCAGCCGCCGGGAAGACACTCCCGAGAACCAGGCCCAGATCATGTCGGCCCTGGGCGACGACGCCGACCTCGCGGCCGTGATCCTCGCCGGGCCGGACTCGACGAAGCGGGACGCGGCGACCGCCGCCGGGTTCACGGTCGACATCTGGATCGACGACGACCCGTCGACGGTCGACGGCCCGATCGAGCAGCAGCGGGCGGCATCGATCCGCATCGGCTCCCGCCTGGCGGCCGCTCGTGCGATCGCCGCCCACAATCTCCGGAGGATCCGCGATCGTGTCTCCGGCTAAATGCAAACACTGTGGCGAGCGGATGCGCGTCGACTCCTCGAGGAGATGCGGCGAGCTCCAGCTCCAGTACCTCGAGTGCGTCCGTTGCGCGGCCCGGCGGAGCCGGGTCGTCGACCGCTCGACCGTGTGGCCGAAACCGAGGAGCAAGTCATGAGCGTATCGGCCGCCGTCATATCCGCCCGAGATCTGCCGACGCTCGAGGCAAAAGTCCGCGCGTTCGTCGCGGTCGCCATCGGTGACGCGAGGGACGGCCTCACGATCGCCGAGCTCTCGGAGCTGACGATCGCGCTCCTCCGGCTCGTGATGGACGCTCTCGACAACATCCCCGCCGACGGCGAGCAGAAGAAGGCCTGGGCGCTCCAGGCCGTCGCCGACTTGTTCGACGCGGTGGCGGACTCGTGCGTCCCGCTCCTCGCTCGCCCGATCTGGTTCCTCCTTCGGCCGATGGTCCGCCAGCTCGTCCTAGCGGCCGCCTCCGGCGCAATCGAGCAACTTCTCCCCCTGGTACGGATGGCAACCCGATGACAATCGCTCTCCTCTTCGCGGCGGCCGCCGCCGCCGTCTACCTCTGGCCGACGATGCCGAAGGCCCCGGTCACGGTCAAGCCGCTCGAGGTCGCTCCGCCGCTCGTGACGTTCACGAAGGCCCCGACCTATCGGTCGGCGATCGAGTCGCTCGCGTACGTCCGGACGCGGCTCATCAATACCGAGAACCTCACCGAAGCGGCGAAGTCCGCGGTCGACACGCTCACGCTCGCGCTCGTCGCCGGGTCCGACAAGGAGTAACCCATGCGCCGCGATCTCATCGCCGCCGCCCTGGTCGTCGCCTCCGTCTCGGCCTTGGCCATCTCCGCCCCGGCCCCGGCACCGACCCCGGCTCCGCCCCATCCGGGGGCGCTTGAGCTGCGAGGGAAGTTCGTCGGCCCCGACGCGGCCTCCGACGCGGCGACGTTCTCGGCCTTGTGCGACGAGCTCGCCGCGGTGATCGAGTTCGACTCCATGCAACCGACGCCCCGCCTGAAGACCGGCGCGAGCATCGAGGATCTCCGCGTCGCCGCCCGAGAGGCCCGGATGAAGGGGGTCTCGCTCGGAGCCCGTCAGCCGCGCGTGCGAGACGCGGTGAAGGAGTTCCTCGACGAGAAGGCCGGGGTCTCCGGCGGTCCCCTTACACCGTCCCAGCGGTCCGCCTGGGCGGCAGCGTTCCGCGAGATCGGGAGGGCCGCCGCCGATGCCGCGCGATGAGTTCGACGCCAGGCTGAACCGGGTCGCCTTCGTGGCGGCCGCCACGGTCTTCGGTTTCTGGTTCTGGTACTTCGGCCTGCACTACATCGACACGGCCTTCGTCCAGGCCGCGAGGAACTACGGCTACACCCCCGACCCGGCCGGGACGAAGGAGTTCCTCGCCGAGCTCGACCAGCCGCTCTTTCGCAACGCTGGCGCCGAGGTAATTGCAAACGCGAAGGGCCGCGACGCGTACCTCTATCGCATCGCCGACAAGGCGCACCAAGCGGTTTACGGAACGCCCTACGGCCCGTGGGATCAAGGCCAGATCGGGACGTGTGTTTCGTTCGGCTGGGGCATGGGGTCCTACGTCGGCCAGTGCGTCGAGTGGTCGACCGGCGAGCTCCCCGCTCCGCCGAAGATCGTCGCTACCGAACCGATCTACGCGGGAAGCCGGACGGCGGGCCGGATGCCTCCTGTCTCCTTCGCTGGATTCAGTGACGGGAGTTTCGGAGCGGCCGCCGCGCGGTGGGTATCCGGCCAGTGCAAAGATAAGACGGTCGGCGGGATCCTGTTTCGCCAGAAGTACGGCGACGGCGAGCTCGACCTCACCACCTATTCCGTCCCGAAGTCGAAACAATGGGGCGCGTACGGATGCCCGCGTCCGCTGGCGCTCGAGGCGAATAAACACCTCGCGCGGGCGGTCGCCTTGTGCGAGACATGGGAAGGCCTCACGGCCGCGCTCGAAAGCGGCTACTGCGTCCCGGTCTGCTCGAACATCGGTTTCGCGAGCGGCGACCGCGACGCGGACGGATTCCTTCGAAGCGCCGGGAGCTGGGGTCACTGTATGGTCGCCATCTCGGTGAAGTACGCGGCGAACAGCGGCAAGAACCAGGAGCCGCCGATGAGGAACCCGCGCGACGGAGTGCTGATCATGAATAGCTGGGGACCGTCCTGGGTGAAGGGCGGCAAGCATCCGGCCGATCAGCCCGACGGGAGTTTCTGGATCACGCGGGCGGACGCCGAGAAAATTCTTCGACAGTCCGACTCGTTCGTGATCGGTGGGGTCGGAGGCTTCGCGTATCGTGATATTCACAATGGAAACTGGATGGCAACCAATGAACAGTAGAACGCTCGCAATCGCGGCCGTGTGCCTTTGCCTAGGGATGTACTTCGCCCGCCCGGCCCCGGAGCCGCCGCGTCCCGATCGGCCCGTCCTGTCGGCGATCGCCCGCCTGGCGAAGTTGGGGCTCTGGATCATGCTCGTCGGCGAGTCGGCCCCGGCCGAGAAGCAGACGCTCGCGTATCACGCTCACGTAGACGCGGACGGACATCGGATCCTCGAGCACGGGGAAGGATGGTAATCATGTGGGGCTGGATCCTCGGACTCCTCGCGTCCCTCTCGGCCGACCCGGCGGCCATCGACCGCGAGACTCCTCGAGCTGCGGCGGCGGTCGCCTACGCGTACGCGGCGCTCGCCGAGGATCCCGCGCAGGATCGGTAGCGTACTTTCAAAGTACTTACACCGACCGCGGTCGATTCAATCGCCCGGCCCATTCGTAGAAAGTGTGACGCGTAATCGTTCACGCAACCCCGAAGGGAATTCTCTCATGTCGACCAGCCGTCGCCGCCTGCTCCAGGACGAAGCCGCCAAGCTCGCCAATCAGATCGAAGAGCTCCGCGCTCTGGCTCCGAAGGACGACGCCGAAGCGGCGACGATCGCCGAGCGGCTCGACGCCGCCTCGAAGCGTAGCGAGCAGATCCTCCCCGAGCTCGACCGCGAGAACGCGCTCGACGCGCGGCTGAAGGCTCTCCGCTCGACCGTCACCGACGCCTACGAGCACCGGGACGCCCTGGTCCGCGGCGAGGCCCCGACGGTCGAGACCGCCGAGGCGGCCGCCGTCCGCGGCTTCGGCAGTCGGAAGGAAGCCCATCAAGTCGGCCTCGCTCTCCGGAGCCTGTTCCGTGGCGAGACCCGCGCGATGGGCGAGTCCTCGACCGCCTACGACGGCAAGGGCTCGGAGTACGTTGTCGTCCAGCTCTACAACGCGGTGATCAACATCCTGAAATATCAGTCGGTCGCGTTCCAGGTCGCCAACGTCGTCGAGACGAACAGCAACCGGATCACCTTCCCGAAGGTCGGCGAGATCACTGCGACCCCGATCAGCGAGAACACCGACACGACCGACGTCGATGTCTCGACGAGCGGCGCGACCTGCAACGTCCTCGACTGGCGGTCGAGCGTCGCGGTGTCGAATTCCCTCATCGAGGACTCCCCGGTCGACGTTGCCGGTCTCGTGGCGAATCGTCTCGCCTACGGCTACGCGAAGAGCATCGACAAGGCCTGGCTCCAGGGCTACTCCTCGGGCGGGATCACGATCGGCGGCCTGTTCGCGGCTCTCGATTCCGGTAACGTCGTGACGGTCGCGAAGACCGCCGCGACGACCGTCGGAAACTTCGCCGATGTCGTGGGCAAGATCGACCCGTACGCGATCAACCCGAGCTGGGTCGTCGGTACGCTCGGTTGGGCCGAGGTGATGAAGGTCTCCGCGACGCTTCTGAACGCGAACATCGTCGACGGAACCGCGGCGAGCCTCTGGGGCGCTCCGGTTCGCAAGGCATACAACATGCCCGCGAACGTTTACGCGATGTACGGCGACTTCGGATTCTCGTCGCAGATCGCAGTGAAGCCGAACGGCCTCCAGATCACGGCCGCCCGCGAGCTGCTGATCAAGAAGAACGCGACCCTGTTCGTGGGTATCCAGCGGTTCGGCATCCTGAACAGCTCGCCGGAGTTCGCCGCCGCCCTGAACAAGGCCACGGTCTAACATCGACGAAGGGACAACAAGAGCGGCCGGGTCGGCATACCGGCCCGGCCGCTCGTCTTTCCTATGATCCGCCTCCGCCTTCTGTTTCAGTATCGGGGCTATCGGAAGGGCGAAGTCATTCAGGCGACGCCCGGCCTGGCGGCGATCCTCGTGAATCAAGGCATCGCGGTCGAGGACACTCAGTCGGAGATCTCGGTGAAGGCGGAGCGGTCCGTAGCGGCTCAGGTGAACGCCAGAACGGCCGCACAGTAACAGGAGGGGTCGATGGTCTACCCGTACCTCTATCCCGTCCAGATGGCCTACGGGGTCCCGTCCCCGCGGCATCCGGTCTCTACGGTCCCGATCACTGCCCCGACGCTCGAGCCGGTCTCGCTCGACGACGCGAAGGCCCAGCTCCGGATCCTGAAAGACTTCACCGACGACGACTCCTTCGTCGCCGGGCTCGTGGCGACCGGCCGCCGCGTCGTCGAGCGTCGCCTCGGGATCACGCTCATGGCGACCCAGTACCGGGCGACCTTCGCGGACCCGCTCGACCTCCTGTCGAACCGTCACGAGAGCAACTGGTGGGGCTGGAGCGACACGCTCGAGCTCCCCTACGGTCCGCTCCTGGTCGACGGCTCGCATCCTGTCGCGATCACGGCCGGGGGCGTGACGCTCGACCCGTCGGCCTACACAGTCGACGCCGACAGCCGACCGGGCCGCGTCCGCCTTGCAACCCCCGGCAATAACTCCCAAATGGTCGTTACCTACTGGGCCGGGTACAGCTCGGCCGCCCTGGTTCCTCCGACGATCAAGTCCGCGATCCTGCTCCTCGTCGGCCACTACTGGCTCCATCGCGAGAGCGTCGTCACCGGCACGATCTCCCAGGAGCTCGATCACGGGCTCGACATGCTCCTCGCGTCCGAGGCCATTACGGGGATCTACTAATGCTCGAGGCCGGGCTCCTTCAGGAGATGGTCGTCGTCGAGGCTGCGGTCGAAAGCCGGAACAGCCTGGGCGAGACCTCGCTCGCCTGGGTCCAGTTCGCGAAACGCTGGGCGATGGTCCAGGCCGTTTCCTATCACGAGCAGGAGCGGCGGAAGCAGATCGGCGGCATGGGCTCGCATACCGTGCGGATGCGCTACGTGCCGGGCCTCACCGGAAAGATGCGGATCCGCTGGGCCAGTCGCGGAAATCGGATCATGTACATCTCCTCGGTCGTCGAGAAGGGTCGCCGCGAGGAGCACGAGCTCACCGTCGACGAGCAACAAACATGATTTCCCTCTCATTCGACAAGGCGGCGACCGAGGCGCAGATCCGGGCGCTCATGTCGAGGTACGCCTCGCTCCCGAAGCACATCGCTAAAAAGCATCTCCAGGCCGCGATGAAGCGGACGCTCAAAGACGGACTGCCGATCCTGAAAGCGGCGACCCCGGTCGGCTCGTCTGAATGGACGTTCAAGAAAACGAAGCGCCAACACTCAAACCAGTCCGGCAAGCGCGGCCAATTCATGGCCGGGTCGGGCCGCTGGCAGGGTCACGCCCGCGGGCAAAAGATGGTCTTCGGCCGGGCCGCGAAGCAGAAGCTCGCCGGGAAGGTCTCGAAGAGCGGCGACCTCCGGCGGGCCGCGACGACGAAGTCGCGCTTCATCGGCCGGAACACCGACGGCACGGTCTACGGGGTCCTCGGCTACAAGTACGGCGCGGAGTCCCGCAAGGCGCTCTGGCTCGAGTTCGGGACGAAGCGCGGGATCCGGCCCCGCGGAATCCTCGAGAAGGTGATGCGCGAGTACGGCGGGCCGAGCGCGAACCGGCTCGCGGCCGAGATGGCGGCCGCCTTCGAGAAGGCCGCCCGCGAGCTCGCCAGCGGCAAGAACCCCGGAAGGAGTTTCTAATGGCATACCCCGAGGTCTGGATCCGTCACGCGATCGAGGACGCCACGGGACGCCCGGCCTACCCGCTCACGGCCCCGGAGTCGGCAGCCCTGCCCTACGTCGTTTACGGGCGGATGTCGACCGAACGGGAGTTCTCGCTCGGCGGGACGAAGACCTCCCCGGACGGCACATTCCTCGTCGAGATCTACGGCCTCGGGTACGCGACCGTCAAGGACATCGCGGACCAGGTCCGCCTGGCTCTTCACGGGTTCAATCACACCGACGGCGGAGTAACAATCACTTCGTCGATCCTGGCGGACGAGCGGGACGGCGAGCCGATCTTTTTCGACGGCCAGGACATCGGGACATATCTCGTCGAGCAGACCTACAAAATCCGCTGGGAGGAATAGAAAACATGCCGACCGACACTCCGACGACGATCGCCGACTCGCAGGGCCTCTCCTTTTCGTTCAACGGTGCCGATTCCTCGGCCGTACTCACGAACGTCAAGCGCAAGGCGACCGCCGAGTTCAAGGATGTAACTCCCCTCTCGGCCGCCTCCGGCTCGACCCGGAAGCTCCAGGTCGCTCCGCTGTACGACGGCGAGGAGGTCTCGTGCGAGTTCATGGGATCGGCCGCGTTCACGAAGGGCGCGTCGGGCTCGATCACCTGCACGAAGCTCGGGATCTCAGGCACGGCAGTCGTGACGGATGTCGAAGTGACGGCGGCCCGCGGTGAGCTGCTCATGGGTACGGCCTCGCTCAAGCTCACGGGCTGAAACTCACCCGGGGGGTGATTCATGCCGTCGCAACTCGCGGACAGCCAGGGCGCTAGCGTCTACTGGAACGGGAACGAGATCGGGACTTATATCTCGATGTCGCCGTCCTGGCAGACCGGCACGTCGTACGAGTGTACGAATAAGAATTCGATGGTCGTCGGCGTGGGCGAATCTGCCCGCGTCGTGAAGCAGTACAACGCCTCGAGCATCGAGCCGGGCGCGGTCGTCGTCGAGTTCCTCGGAAACGTCAATCTCCGCGTAGACGATCTCGGGGACGCGGGTACGTTGTCCATTGGATGGACAGGTTTCAGCTACGAGGCCCGAGGATTTATCTCCTCGTTCTCCTCGACCGCCGCCCGCGGCGAGCTGATCCAGTGCTCGATCACGTTTCAATTCAACGGATTCTTTTAACAGGGGTACACGATGCCGATCACCGCCGACGAGCTGCTCGCAATCGAAGACATACGAAAGCCGACGAAGCTCTTCGTCAAGGCCTGGAAACGGGACGTATGGATCCTCGACCCGACCGCGGAGATGCTGCGCGACTGGGAGGCATACTGTTCGCTCCCGCCGGAGAAGCGCGGCGACATCCGCGCTCGCCTGGTCGTGAAGCTGGTCTGCGACGAGGAAGGGAATCGCGTCTTTCGCGACGACCAGGTCGTCGCCGTCGGCAAGAAATCGGCGGCCGCCATCAAGGAAATCTCGGAGTTCGCGGCCGACAGGATGCGCGTCACCGACAAGGACATCGAGGACTACGAAAAAAACTGAGGAGCCCCGGCGGCGCGGTGGAGCTGTTTCTCCATCGGCTGGGGCTCGCTATGGGGATCTGGGACATCGATCGATGGAGGAACGAGATCACGATCCGGCAGCTCGTGCGATGGATGGCCTATTGGCGGGTCGAACCATTCGGCGACGACTGGCGACGGACCGGCCGCGGAGCGCTCGCCTCGGCCGGGGGCCGCGTCGATCCGAACGCCGAGGACAAGTTCCTCCCAAGTTATCGCGAGAGACCGCCGACCGAAGACGAATTCATCGCACAGTTAAAGCAGATCCCGTCATTTAGGAAGCAGCTCGAAGAGCAGGGCCGATAATGGCAACCATTGGAAAAGTCGCCGCGATCTTCACCGCCTCGACGGCCGGGCTGAAGTCCGCCGTCGCGGATGCTGGGCGCTCGTTCAAGCAGCTCGGCGGCGACTCCTCGGCCCTGAGCTCGGCCTTCGCGAAACTCCGGACCGTGAGCGGCCAGGGCCTCGCGCTCGTCGGCCCGGCGGCCGAGCAGGCGGGCCGGAAACTCGCCGTGTTCGAGGGCCTGGCGGCGAAGCTGCAAGAGTCCCTCGCGGCCGGGAGGATCTCGGCCGACGCGTTCGCGGCGAAGATGGAGGCGATCCGCGTCGCATCCGACGCGGCCTCGGCCTCGCTCTCTCGGGGCGCGGAGATAACCCAGCAGTACGAGACGGCCGAGCAGCTCCACGCCAGGACGACCCAAGAGCTTGTAAAGCTCCTCGGCGAAGGAGCGCTCGCCGAGGACACGTTCGCCAGGGCGATCGCAGACGCCGACAAGAAACTCGCCGACGCCAACGGGACGACAGCCGCCGCGGCCGCCGCTGTTCGGGCGGAAGCCCAGGCCCTAGCGGCATCGGAGCAGGCGATCGCCGATGTAAGGCGAGAAGGTGAAGCGGTTACGAAAAAGTACGCAACGGCCGAAGAGGTTCACGCGTCCGAAGTTTCGGACCTCACAAGACTGCTCGACGCCGGGGTTATTTCCCAAAGCACGTTTGCGAGGGCAATCGCCCAGGCGGACGCCACGCTCGCCAACGCGAACGGAACCACCGCGGCCGCCGCGCAAGCGGCGAAGGATTTGGCGGATGCTCAGCGAGCCGCCTCGGAAGCGCTTGCCGAAACAATGCGCCGCGGAAAACAAGTAACCGACGAGGTCGCAACAGCCGAAGAACAGCACGCCAGCAAGGTTTCAGAATTGCAAGCTCTTCTCCAGGCTGGCGCGATTTCTCAGGAAACATTTTCAAGAGCAACCGCCGCCGCGGAATCAGCTCTCGCGGATGCCAACGGCACGACCGAGGCGGCCGCCCAGGCCGCCCGCGATGCGGCCGCCGCCGAAATGGCGTTCGCCGAAGCCCAGGGGAAGGCGATGGACGAGTTTACGGCCACGATGAGCCGAGGGGCCGCGGTGGCCGACGAGGTCGCGACGGCCGAGGAGCGGCACGAGGCCCGCGTCCGAGAGCTGCGCGGCCTCCTGGCGGCCGGAGCGATCTCTCAGACGACATTCAATCGGGCGGTCGACCAGGCAGACGAGGAGCTCCGCCAGGCCTCGACGGCCTCGAACAAGTTTCAGAAGGCCGTGAGCTCGACCGACGACGCGCTCCGGAAGATCAATTCGAAGCTGACGGCCCTGGTCGGGATCAACGCGGCCCAGCTCTTCGGCTCGATCGCCTCGGCCGCAGCGGACGCGGCCCGGTCCGCGTTCTCGTTCGCGGCCTCCGAGGCCGAGGCGATCGACCGGACCGGCAAGCTCGCGGAGCGGCTGGGCATGACGTACGGCGAGTTCGCCGGACTGGCTCACGCGGCGGCCCTGGCGGATGTCGACATGCAGGCCGTCGGCAAGGCGGCCACGAAGGCCGATGTCGCCTTCGTGAAGGCGGCCCAGGGGTCGGCAGTGGCGCAGGCGGCCTTCGCCGGGATCGGCCTCTCGGTGGACCAGCTCAATAACAAGAGCCCGGCCGAGCGGTTCCAAATGATCGCGCAGGCGATCGCGAGCCTACCGACGGAGGCCGAGCGGGCTAAGGCCGCGGTCCAGCTCTTCGGCCGGTCGGGGGCCGAGCTCATGCCGCTCTTTAACGGCGGAGCCCAAGCGATCGCGGACGCGACCGCCGAGGCCGATAAGTTCGGGCTCGCGCTCACGAACGAGCAGCGCTCGAGCGTCGAGGCGATGAACGACTCTTTTAAGAACGCGTACGAGTCGATCCGCGGGGTCGTCGACCAGGTCGTCGCCTACCTCTCCCCTGCATTGAAAGCCGTCACCGACACGTTCACCAATCTCATCGGCGGGATCGGGGGAGCGAACATCGGACAATTCATCGGCGACGGGATCCTCCGGGGGGCGGAGTTTTTCGCGACGATCGCCGACGGGTTCCTCGCGCAAGTTCCGGTTGTGTGGCAGTACGTCGCGAGCGTCGCGGAGTATTGGTCGGGGGTGCTCGACTTCGCCGGGCGCGTCGCGAATCTTTTGTACGGCGCGTTCAAGGTATTCGAGGTCGTCGGGAACGTGATCGGCGGACTGTTCTCCGACATCGTCGCCGGTCTCTATCGGGCGGCCGCAAACATCGCGGAGGTAATCCCAGGCTTCGGCGAGTTCGCGAAGGGCCTCGACAAGAGCGCCGACTCGTGGGCTGCCCAGGGCGATCAGTTCGCCTCGAGCATGAACAAAAACGCGAACGAGGCCGCTAATGCTTTCTCGGCGGCCTTCGGCGAATCGACGAAGAAGGCGGCAACCGCGGCACCGGGGCCGATCGCCACGGGCCTACGGGCGGCGATCGACCAGGCGAAGCGGGACGCGGCCGCGGTGAACGAGCCGAAGCGGCAAACCATCGACACCAAGAAGGCGGGCGAGGAGAAGCTCTTCACCGGGGAGAGCTCGGAGGCCCTAAAGGGAGTCGACTCGCGGTCGAAGGAAGGAGTCGCCGAGATGTTCCGGCTCATGAGAGGAACCGGCGGCGACATTCAGGAGCGTCAGCTCAAAACCCTCGAGCAGATTCACGAGGACCTCTCCGAAAGCGACGCCGAGAACATTTGCGACATCATGGGGGCCTAGCCGATGGCGGTCGTGAGCTGTGCGGAATCAATCGGCGGGACGGGTCTTTCCGGGAAGTACGGCGAGACTTTTACGTTTACGAGAAAATGGAAGATCCGCGTCGACGACCCGGCGACCTCGAAGGTCCTGATCTCGAGGTTTCCCGGGGTGTACTTCGGCGCTCCGCATCCGGAGTTTTCCGACCACAAGGCGATGGAGTTCGAGCTCTCCGACGACGACGGGGTCGGGATGTGGTGGCTCCTCACCGTCAAGTATTACATCCCGCCGAAAGAGAACACGCCCGACAGCTCGACCGGGATGCCGAAAGATCTATGGACGGCCACGGGGTCGACGACCTCGATCCCGGTTTTCGAGGATAACGGAGTCGAGAGTAACGGCACGAAGCAGACGCTAACCAACTCGGCAGGAGATCCTCTCGAGGACCTCGAGCGCGAGGCCTCCGATTTCTGTTTGACGCTCACCAAATGCTACGCGGATACGGCCTGGTCTGCGCTCGCGATGACTCACTCGAACAGCGTCAACAATGGAACATGGAACGGCGGCGCGGCGAGGAAATGGAAGGCGGCTTTCCGCGGAGCGACGCCCAAAGAGATGACGGTCTCCGGGTCGAGCAACTCGACCAAGAAATATTGGGAGACAACCTGGGAGTTCGCGTATCGCGCCGAAACATGGGATCTCAAACCCTGGGACGTGGGTTTTAATCAGAAGGTCAACTCCGACGGCACGCCGACGGCTTCGGGAAGCTCGCGCGCGGCCGTTCTCGGTGCCGATAAAAAGCCGGTAAAGCAACCGGTCGCGCTCTCGAGCGGCATCGCGAAGGCCGCCGGACAAAAGCCGGACGCGCTTACGTTCCGCGTTTACCCCGAGGTCTCCTTCTCCTCGTTCGGGACTCCGTCATGAGCAAGGCCCCGAGGAAGGCATCGACCCGCGTCTCCTTCTCGGCGAAGTCTGCAAAGCGGATCGCCCGCGTCGTCCGCCTGGTCGAGGGCGGCGACCGAAAGCAGGGGCCGACGACGCTCCGGACATCCGTCGGCGACGACGCGATCGTCCGCGGCACGTTCACGGCTCCGTGGAGCAAGGGATCGACCGCGACCGTCACCGACGCGAATCTCTCGGCCGTGACGTACCAAGCAAAAAACTATTTTGCGGACATCACTGGGACCGGATCGAAAGCGTGCGCGATCGCGTACGCGAGCGGCGAGTGGATCCTCATTGCGGTGGAGTGCTGACATGCTCGGCTCGAGCTGCTCGCCATGCTGCGGCGGTTGTGCATGCACAGAACAAGTTTTCAACAAGCTCGTCGCGTCGTCCGTCACGCTGACGCTTAGCTCGCCTGTCCCGAATCAGGTCGAACTAACATACGGTGAATACAAGATATTCGGCAACTCAGTGGCATCAGGGCAGATCCCGCCGAACCCGTATACGTTTACGATTCAATACACGGCCTACAAATCGAGCGATTTCTACAAGACCTACTCGCTCGCGCTTAATGCCAGCGCCAGCTCGTTTACGTGCTCCAAAAACAACTCCGGCGGTTATTCAAACTCGGCCACTGTTGTTTTTGGATATTCGGACGATTCCGTAAGTTTAACGTGTTACATGGTCCTGTTTCCCAAAAACGCAAACGGATCGGCTCCGATGTTTCCGACGCTTGGCGGGTATCAAACGGGGTACCAAATGCAAAAGATTGGCGATACCGATTGTTACTTCGCGGCCTATTTTTACGGAACACTGTACGACAAAGTAAAAGAATTCGATTACGGAGTTCTGCCGGATCTGATGTCGTGGAACAAAACGACGCGCGACGACCCGGCGATAAACGCCGATCCTCCATTACGACAACAAGTCTGGACGATCAGTCAATCGCCAAGGGCGTGTTGCGCGCCAAACGACGCCAACTCGTCGTCCAAGCAGTTCGGTTTTTGGGATCAGAATTACGCGGCAAGCGGAACGCAATTTGCGAAAACACAGTACGCTCGTTTGAGTGCTAACACTCTTGCCGATGCGCAGATGACATCGTCCTCGCTTCAGGACGGTTTTCCTAGTTCCGCTACGTGCGTCGTAAAGATGCGCCGCGATGCTCCGACTAGGTTTTGGACTACCGGCTCGCAAAACCTGGCCTTTTGTAACGGGCATTACCAAACCGACACAAAGGCGGGCCAAGATTCTTCAGACTCCACGGCAACAGGTGTTATTCAAATAACCCCGCCATGAAATTGTGTCAGTTTGAAAACGACGCGTGTATCGTGTGCGGATCCGCTCGGCTGAACGCTCGCCAGCTTTGCCCGGAAGAGCCGATAAGCCCGCCACCGCCGCCCGGTCCCGGCGCGACGTTGAAAAAGATTCTCGCCCGGATCGGTATCACGGCTTCGCCGGGATGTAGTTGCAACGCTCGCGCCCAAGAGATGGACGCCTGGGGCATCGACGAAGCGGCCCGGCCGGAGAGAATCGAGGAGGTCGTCGGATGGCTCCGCGAGGAAGCGGCGAAGCGCGGCCTACCGTTCCTCGACGCGGCCGGGAGGCTTTTGATTCGGCGGGCGATCTCAAACGCCAGGAGGGCGAGTCGTGAAAAAGAAACCGGACGCGCCGCGGTTTGACGCGGACCCGCTCGACGACGACGAGGACGCTCCGCCGTTCACGCTCGACGACTCTGGATCGATGGTCTTGAACCGGGGCCTCGAGGCCGGGAAGCCGCGGCGGGCCGCGAAGCCGCAGAAACGGAAGGCCGCGGAGCGTCGCAAGAAACCCCGACGACCAGGCCGATAGGCGGCGGCCGCGGTTCAATCTCCGCCCATATTTCCCCACTATAGGGGCTCACTCCAGGAACCCGACCACATGGCAGCGTTTACCCAAACCCCGGCCGACATCTCGATTACGTGCGTCCAGGGGGACGAGCTCGCGATCGCCATCGACTGCCATCAATCGCTCGTCGGGTACACGCTCTCGGCCGTCGTTTACAACCAGGTCTTGTCGAGCTCGGCCGGATCGATTGGAGGAGGCGGGACGTACACCGTGGGCGACACGGCCGCGACGTTCACGATCGCCGACATCTCCCGCTCCGCTGGAACCGTGAAACTCTCGCTCACCGAAACTCAGACCGCCGCCCTGTCGCCGTCCGGCAAATACAGATGGTATTTCCGCTGGCAGGACGCGGCGGGCTACACCAAGTCGATCTTGGCGGGAGCGTTCACGGTGAGCATCCCATGAGCAACGTCTCCGCCGTCGTCATCTCGCAGTCCAACCCGACGGTAACGACGACGGGCGGGAGCGTTACCTACGTCACGACGAGCAACGGAGCCGGGATCTCGATCGCCGCGGTGAGCGGCGACACGATCAGCGTCTCGGTGAGCGCGACGCAAACCCTCACCCCGGCGACGACGAGCTCCCTCGGGGGCGTGATCGTCGGCTCGGGGATCTCCGTCGCCTCCGACGGGACCATCTCGGCAAGCTCGTCCTACGCGCTCCCGGCGGCGACGACGAGCTCCCTCGGGGGCGTGATTGTCGGCTCTGGGATCTCCGTCGCCTCCGACGGTACCATTTCGGCGAGCTCGTCCTACACGCTCCCGGCGGCGACCAGCTCGACCCGCGGCGGTGTGGTAATTGGATCGGGGATCCTGGTATCGGCCGGGACGATCTCCGCAACGGCCTCGAGCGTCGGGGCCGCGGCCGCCAGTCACTCGCACGCGATCTCCGACGTTACGGGCCTACAGTCGGCGCTCGACGGCAAGCAGGCCTCCGGGACCTTTGCGACGCTGGTGAGCGGCCTCGTGCCGTCCTCGCAGCTCCCGTCGTACGTCGACGACGTGCTCGAGTACGCGGCGATCGCAAACTTCCCGTCGACCGGCGAGACCGGGAAAATATACGTCGCCACGGGTACGGGAAAGATTTACCGCTGGAGCGGCTCGACCTACATCGAGATCTCGCCGTCGCCAGGCTCCACCGACAGCGTCGCCGAGGGCTCGTCGAATCTCTATTACACGACGGCCAGGGCGGCCGCGGCGGCCCCGGTCCAGTCGGTCGCCGGTCGGACGGGCTCCGTCACGATCGCCGCGTCCGATGTCTCCGGTCTGCCGACCGCTGGGACCGGGAGCTCGAACTACTGCGCTGGGAATGATTCAAGGCTTTCCGACTCGCGCAGCCCGAGCGGGTCTGCGGGCGGGTCGCTCTCCGGAACGTACCCGAACCCGACACTCGCGGCGACGACCGTAACGGCCGGGTCGTACGGGTCGGCCTCGTCCGTTGGCACGTTCACTGTTGGAGCAGATGGCCGATTGACTGCGGCCGGGTCGTCGTCAATCGCGATCTCGTCCGGCGCGGTCTCTGGCCTGGCGGCAATCGCGACCAGCGGATCCGCGAGCGACCTCTCGGCCGGAACCGTCGCGGTTGCTCGGATCCCGACCGGCACGAGCTCGAGCACGGTATGCGTCGGGAACGATTCGCGGCTCTCGGACTCGCGAAGCCCGAGCGGATCCGCAGGCGGGGCGCTCGCCGGAACGTTTCCAAACCCGACGCTCGCGGCGACTACCGTCACGGCTGGCTCCTACGGCTCGGCATCGTCCGTCGGCACGTTCACGGTTGGGTCCGATGGTCGCCTGACCGCGGCAGGGTCTACGGCCATCGCCATTTCCGCGAGCGCGGTAAGCGGGCTTGCCGCGTCGGCCACGACGGACACGACAAACGCTGGCAACATCAGTTCGGGAACACTTGCCACGGCCCGGCTCGCCACTGGCGCGGCCTCGGCATCGACCTACCTACGCGGCGACGGACAGTGGGCAACCGTGTCGGCCAGCACGCCAGACCCTTATGAGCTTGGAACGTACCCGCTCATCACGATCTCGGCGCAGCCATCGGCCGCCTCGATCCCAGTCGGATCAAGTGCGACGTTTTCGGTGAGTGCCACAGCCACGCTTTCGGCAACAATCTCTTACCAGTGGCAGCAGTCAACGAATTCTGGAGCAACGTGGTCAAGTATTAGCGGGGCAACTTCGTCGTCCTACACGATTTCAAGCGCGCAATCGTCCGCAAGTGGTTATCAATATCGCTGCCAGTTGACGGCTAACCTATCCGTTATCAATTCCTCTTCCGCTACGCTGACCGTTCAAAGTGCGTTTACTGCCACTGCCGTCCTGCTTACCAGCGGCAGTAGCTGGTACAACGTACCCGCCGGTGCGACAACGATGAAGGCATGGGCGATTGGCGCGGGAGGTGGCCGTGCGGTAAACGACAGCGGCGGTGCTGGCGGCTGTGCGTATAAGACATGGAGCGTATCTGGCGGTCAAGCTGTGTTGTACGCGGTCGGGACTATTTCCGCCGCCACTAACGGCACCGGAGGAAGTACCACTGTTACTTTTAGCGGCACTACAATTTCAGGTAATGGCGGTTCATGTTCAACTGCTGGGTATAACGGAGCCACTGGCCTCTATAGCAATGGCGGCTCGTACTCCGGTGGCGATGGTGG